GACGATGATGGATACCCCGATTAAATTAATTAGTGTTACTCCTGATGCAGAAAAACACATGGCCTACTGTGCTCGTGTGTCCAATCCCAACAACCAAGAGAACGAAAAGTTTTCTGGACTTCTAAGGTATTGCGTAAAGCATCAGCACTGGAGTATTTTTGAACAAGCATTCATGACCCTGGAAATGAGCACTAGTCGTGGAATTGCGGCTCAAGTGCTTCGGCATAGGTCTTTCACATATCAAGAATTTTCACAACGCTATGCTAATTCTACCTTACTCGGTGAGAAGATCCCCTTACCTGAACTCCGCAGGCAAGATGAAAAGAATCGACAGAATTCTATTGATGATTTGGACCCGTTCTTGGTTCAAACTTTAGATCTGCAAATGCAAACTCTGTTTGACTCTTGCATGGCACTATACCAACAGATGATTGACAGAGGAGTGGCAAAGGAGTGTGCTCGTTTTGTACTCCCTTTGGCCACGCCCACAAAAATTTACATGACGGGCTCAGTAAGATCATGGATTCATTATATCGATTTGCGTTCTGCTAACGGAACGCAAAAAGAACACATGGATCTTGCACTGAGTGCAAAGAAGATCTTCATCGAACAGTTCCCTGCCGTTGCTGAAGCAATGGAATGGATTTAATAAATACAAGAAAAGGATTGAACGTTTATGCCAACGTACCCCGTTATTAATTTAAAGACGAAAGAGAAAAAAACTCTTAGTATGACAATGAAAGAGTATTGTGAGTGGAAAGACAATAATCCAGAATGGGATAAGGATTGGCAAGCAGGAGTAGCCGGAGTGGGCGAGGTTGGTGAGATTTACGACAAACTTAAGAAATCTCACCCAGGTTGGAATGATGTCCTTCATAAGGTATCAAAACAACCTCGCTCAAATGTCCGCCCTATCTGATCTTTTCTTCTATGCCAACTAAAAGAAAGTCTCAAACACCAGTAGTCCCATTTGGGATGAGTAACAAGCACATGAAAAGAAAGAAACCAATTAATTCAGACTTGATGAAAACCATCGAGCCGCTGACAGAAAATCAGGAAGAACTTTTCCGCTGCTACAAGAATGATCAAAATCTTGTTGCCTATGGTTGCGCCGGAACTGGAAAGACTTTCATCACTCTCTACAACGCCCTTAGAGATGTGTTAGATGTCAAAACACCTTATGAAAAGATCTACCTCGTCAGGTCCCTTGTGGCGACCAGAGAGATTGGTTTTCTTCCTGGTGATCATGAGGATAAGTCCTCCCTTTATCAGATTCCTTATAAGAATATGGTGAAGTATATGTTTGAGATGCCAACAGACTCTGATTTTGAGATGCTGTATGGTAACCTCAAGAATCAAGGCACTATTTCTTTTTGGTCCACCTCTTTTATTCGTGGCACCACGCTTGATAATGCAATCATTATCGTTGACGAATTTCAGAATCTAAACTATCATGAACTTGATAGTATTATTACAAGGATTGGTCAGAACTCTAAGATTATGTTCTGCGGTGACGCAACACAGACTGACCTTCTTAAAACTAATGAAAAGAATGGGGTCATTGACTTTATGAAGATCCTTCGTATCATGCCTTCAGTTGATATTGTTGAGTTTGGAGTGGAAGATATTGTTCGCTCTGGATTGGTGAAAGAATACTTACTCGCTAAGATGGAAATGAATTTATGATTTTTGAGCATTGTAATTATCTCGGTGATCTCGAACTTACAAAGAAAGAAACTAATGGCATCCGTCTCTACAATCTTCCAAGTGGAGACTGGGTGCCTTCTATTACGTCCGTAACTTCTTTCTATAACAGACAGATCTTTATCAATTGGCGTAAGCGAATTGGTATTGAGGAAGCAAATCGTATCACTAAGAAGGCAACCAGCCGAGGAACAGATTTCCATGCGGCAACTGAACTATACATGTTGAATAAAGAAATAAACTGGGATGAATTTAGACCTCTGACCAAGTTTATGTTCATTCATGCCAAACCATATCTGGATAAGATAAATAACATACACGCTATAGAAAGGACTCTCTACTCTGAGTACCTTGGATTGGCTGGCAGGGTTGACTGTATTGGCGAGTACGAAGGCGAACTCGCAGTCATTGATTTCAAAACATCCGATAAGATTAAACCAGAAGAGTGGTTGGAGAATTATTTCGTTCAGGAAATGTTCTATGCATCTGCTTACTATGAATTGACTGGTATCCCCGTCAAGAAACTCATTACTATCATGGTCACACCTGGTGGTGAGGTCAAAGTATTTGACAAAAGGAACAAAGGGGATTATATTAAATTGTTGGTTCGTTACATTAAAGAATTTGTATCTCACAATCTTAGGACAGAGAATGGAGAATGAACTAGAAAAAGTATTAGAATCTAAATTCTTTTGCCCTTCTCGATTTGCACAAGAGATCGAATCTCTTGTAATAGAAAACGCAGACATGAATTATATTGACGCGATTGTTCACTTCTGTGATCTTAATAGTATTGATTTAGAATCAGTTCCGAAACTTATTTCTAAACCTCTTAAAGACAAAATAAAAGCAGAGGCAATGGAACTTAATTTCTTAAAAAGGAGTTCTCGCGCCAAATTGCCTCTTTGATTCCATTTTTGTCTGAAAAAATTTTCCGGCAAAAAATTCCCTTATTAGTTTTTTGATGATGCCGTTTGATGCCTATCGCTGTTACTTGTCGATGAAGAATCACTTCACGAAAGACAAGTATGACTATCACAAATACTGCGGCAAAAGTCGTGCGACCGTGCAAGCATTTTATAAACGTAAAGATAGATTTTGGTTTGAAAAATTTGCTCGATCTAAGTCCGACAAAGAAGTAGAAGAGTTCTTCGTATCTAACTTTATCACCTGCACTGATCCAAGTAAGCTTTGGATAGGAGAAATGATACGCAATGGTGAAAGTAGATACACCGCATGGAAGAAGAGAACTCAATCTCTCTCATATGTTTTTAGAGAAGAGACAGAATCCATCTTTGCTGATGGTGATTTTGATGCCATGTTTTCTATGGATGGTTCACGTCATCCACAAATTCTGAAAGAACATTTGAGTGGTAGAGTATCACTTGAAACTATGGTAATTTTAGATGGCATTCTTAATTACAAAAAGAAGTGGGATAAAACTCTCACTGATCCAGTATGGGAGTCAGTCAGTATGAAGATGAGAAAGTATTCACCATTCCTAAATATTGATGTACCACGTTATAAAAACATTCTTAAGAAAGTGGTTCTAGGAGATAAATGAGTTTCTTTGATTCTGAAGTAGTCCGTGCAGAAATGACGGAAATACAAGAACTTCAAGAAGAAGTTTATGGTAATGTCTTTAAATTTCCTTCAATGGATAAGGAAGAAAAGAAATTTCATGTAACCCTTCTAGAAAAATTAATTGACAAACAGAGAGTTTTATATACTCGTTTAAGTTTGTCTGATGATCCCGAAGCAAAGCAGATGAAAGATAACATCTATGAATCTGCTAAGATGATGGGTCTCCCTGATGGGACTGATATGAATGTTGTGTTTAACAACATGTCTAAAATGCTTGATGTCATGAAGAGTCAGATTGACAACTCTGATTCTTTCCTATAGAATAACAAGGTACATACAAGCCAAATACGTACAAATCCGAGGTAATCTTATGTCTTTCGCAGACCTTAAAAAGCAATCTTCTCTTGGTTCGCTGACTTCTAAGTTGGTAAAAGAAGTCGAGAAGATGAACAACACTAGTGGCGGTGGAGATGACCGTCTCTGGAAACCTGAAATGGATAAGACCGGCAATGGTTATGCCGTGATCCGTTTCCTTCCCGCACCCGAAGGAGAAGAACTTCCTTGGGCAAAGATGTACTCCCATGCCTTCCAGGGTCCTGGTGGTTGGTACATTGAGAACTCTCTGACCACTCTGGGTCAGAAAGATCCTGTGTCTGAGCACAATCGTGAACTGTGGAACAGTGGCATCGACGCTGATAAAGAAACTGTTCGTAAGCAGAAGCGCAAACTGTCTTACTATGCCAACATCTATGTTGTGCAAGACAAAGCAAATCCTCAGAACGAGGGTAAAGTTTTCCTGTATAAGTTTGGTAAGAAGATCTTTGACAAGATCATGGAGGCAATGCAACCAGAGTTTGAGGATGAGACTCCTATCAATCCCTTTGACTTCTGGGGTGGTGCTAACTTCAAACTGAAACTGAAGAAAGTTCAGGGATACTGGAACTACGACTCATCTGAGTTTGACAAGGTATCACCTCTACTAGAAGATGATGATGCTCTTGAAGCACTGTGGAAGAAAGAATACTCTCTGAGTGCTCTCACCGCTGCAGATCAGTTTAAGGACTACGATCAACTGCAGAACCGTCTGAAGATGGTCCTGGGTCAGAAGTCCACTCGTCGCTATGATGAAGAACTTGAGGACGAGAGTGAGGGTCGTGGATCTTTCACCCCTGACTTCAAGTCAAAGGCACCCGAACCTGCTGCTGACTTCAACGCACCAGACATCACTCCTACTAAGTCTGCTGACTCTGATGAGGATGATGCCTTGTCTTACTTCCAGAAACTCGCTGAAGAGTGATTACTGATACAATCTAATATTTTCAGCACGTTTGAGGGTTTCATTCACATATTGAGTGGAACCCTCTTTGTATGACATGAGTGACTCTAGATCATCACGAACGACTTGTGTGTATTGTGGTTTTAAAAGGTAAATATTTCTCTTAGCATCATTAATTTTTTCCTCATATTGATAATTTGTAATTGGTATGACAGGAGTTAAAGTTTTATATTGACTTATGTCATAGTCATAAAATGTTATTGAGAAATCAGATTCAACCTCAAGTCCCGGCAATAAGACTTTTACATTGCGTGAATCTTTCACTTCCAAAGTTTCATAATGATGAATACCGTTGAATAGCGTATCATAACTTCCATACTTATCTAATAAAATTTCATCAAAAGATGATGATGCCATAGGCCATTCATCTGCAACGTTCATAATATTATTTGCAATTAATACTAACCAATCAAGAGATGAATCTCGGTAGATTTTAAATGCAACGTTGTCAGGTCTATCATCACCTACGATTTGATACTTGGAAAAGAAAGTTAAATTTTGAAAGATATCATCCCTCAATAATCCTCTTTTGAATAAATTTTTTACCTTGATATAATCTGAAATTTTAGCGTCAGGAAGTCTGCTGACATATTCAAAGTCTGGTAGTTCGGAAAAATAACTTGACATTTTAGAATCCTACTTCTGCTGGTAAATTGCCTTTGTTACCATAGTCTTCATTATATACAGGATCAAGTTCTTTGAATTGCATTCTCAGTTCATATGCTGTCATTGATGCACCAG